ACTCCTACTCCTACCCCAACACCAACACCTACAGAAACACCTACAGAAAGCCCTAGCCCTACTCCTACGCCTACAGAAACACCTAGTCCTGATCCAACTCCAAGTCCAACTCCTGATCCAGTTCAACCAGACCCAAACCCTCAGCCAACATTCGAACCAGAGCCAGTAGTGATAGAGGAACCAGAACCAATAGTGATAGAAGAGTTACAACCAGAACCTGTAATCGAACCTTCACTTGAACCAACTCCTATAGAAGAAATTATACCAGTAGAAGAAGAAATTAACAATGCTATTGATGAACTAATAGTTAATGAAGAAGAAATTTCAGATGAACAATTGCAAGACATTACAGACTTATTGTTGGATAACTATGAAGTTGATGAAGCAATGCCTATTACTGAATTATTAGAAGAGTTAAACGATGAGCAGGTGTTAGAACTTTTAGAACAGTTAGATGAGAATCAAATAATTGAATACCGTGAAGGTGTTGAGATAGAGGCAGGTGTTGCAGTTATTTTTGAACAACTGTCTGACCCTACAGCCTTAATAGGAGAGTTATTTTCAGACCCAAGTCAAACATTTGAAGCACTTGGACAATTGGGTGCTGATATGACAGAAGAAGAAAGAGAAGACTCAGAAGATGTAGTTATTGCATCAGTTATTGCTGTTCAAGCAGTAGGTGCAGCAATGGCAGCAATACCACCAACCTCAAGTGCACCAACTGGTAGTACATCTGGTCCATCAGGATCTGGTGGAAGTAGTGGTGGGGGAGACGCTGGCGGCGGTGGCGAAGGCAGCGACAGCAAAAAGAAAAAACTTAAGGTAAAGCGTAAGCCTAAACTTAAGAATCGTAGAAATACAAGGAGGATAAAATGATAAAAGCAATATTAAAACCTTTTAAATTTATCTTCAAAGCAGTTAAGTTCGTAGTTATGTTACCTATAAACCTAGTTAAGTTTATTCTGATCAAGGTTTGGGCGGTAGTTAATTATGTTCTTAATCTTGTTTGGAAGATCATAAAAGGTATATATAAAGCAGTAGTAGCGGTAGTCAAAGAAGGTATTGAATTTGTTACCTGGATTATCACAAGTATATACAATGCAATTAAATGGGTATTTGTTAGTACCTGGAAATTAATTGTATGGATGTTTCAAAAAGTATGGAAAGCAGTTAAGTTTGTATGGGCATGGCTAGTAGAAGCATTTGTAGAAACATTAAATCAATTGTGGACATTACTAGGTATGTTCGCAGCATGGCTAGTGCTTGAAGGATCTGCAAAGATCACTGTTGGTTATGCAATCATCATAGTTCTTGTTGTCTGGTTAGTGACAATAAGAGTTAGAGGGGAGGAATAACATGGCAAAAGAAACAAAATTAGATGACGAAAAGGCAATGGGAGCAATAAGCGGTATTAAAAATATTCTACTTAGAATAATCGCTGTATTTGCAGCCAATGGACTTGGGGTTATTGGTGCTGGTGCAATTATCGGTATCGATACTGTGAGTGCAATAATTCTTGCAGGAACTCTAGGAGTTGCCACAGTAGTTGAAAAACTAGCACGAGGATTTATCGATGATGGAAGACTAAGCATCGAAGAAATCAATAGTGCATTTAACTCAGTAGACAAGAAATCTAAGTAGGTATTTGACACCCTCCCTGGGTAATGGTATACTTGAAATAACCATATCTAGAGAGGGTTTCATTTGACCTGCATTGCAGTAGTTAGACAAGAAAATAAGATTTATATGGCTGGTGACAGAGGTGCATCAGATGAAAACAGCATGCTTACTTTAAAAGCACCTAAAGTTTGGAAGACTGGTCAATATCTAATAGGATATGCTGGCACCATGGATGGTGAAAGAATAAGGTTAAACTTTAAACCACCTGTACCAGAAGGTAACATAGATAAGTTTATGTATACAAAATTTTTAATATCACTAAGAGATTTCTATGACAAATGGTGGGTTGACGTTTCTAAAGACTCAGACTTTGGAATGATAATTTGTGTTAAAGGTAGAATGTTTGAACACAGTGCTTTAGATATGTCACTAACAGAATATGATTTAGATTATTTAGCAATGGGCTCAGCATCAGAGTTTGCATTAGGATCACTTTACTCTACTCAAAAACAAAAGAATGGAAGAAACAGAGTTATTCAAGCAGTAGGTGCTGCTATTAATTTTTCAACATCTTGCACTGGTCCTATTGACACGGTAAGCATCTAGGTCTATACTAGATATATGAATACAGAATTTGAGATTTGGCTGTTACAAGGCATTGACAAAGGCTGGATAACTGAGCCATTTTGTAGTACTCATGATGGTGGTTTTCAATACATGAGCGAAGAAGAGCAAGAAGAGTGGGACCAAGGCGGCGACCCATGTTGTTATGTAATTAGATTAATGGAGTTATCTTAATGAAAAAAATGTTTATTGTTTTATCTGTTTTATTTTCAGTACTAGCAGTTCCAGCAAATGCAGTTGAGAGTCCAACACCAGTTGTTGTTCCAACACCAGTTGTTACACCAACTCCAACACCTATAGTTGAGAGTCCAACACCAGTTGTTGTTCCAACACCAGTTGTTACACCAACACCAGTTGTTACACCAACTCCAACACCAGCAGTTAATACTAAACCAATTATAATTATTGATAGTTACTTTGATACAAGAGTTGCTAACACAACTATTGTTTGTATTGCAACAGATAAGTGTGTAAATACACCAAAACCTTCAAAAAGAGTTTCTGATCCAGTAAATCATGGTATGGCTATGGTTGAAGTTGCTCGTAGAAATAATCCAGATGTTCCACTTATATTAGTTAGATCTGCAACAGTATCAAACAAAGGTGCAGTTGGAATATTAAATGGTAATGATTTTCTTGCAGCATTAAAATGGGTAGATGCTAATTCATCAAATGTATCTGCTGTGTCATTTTCTTACGGATTAAGTGGAAATATGAAAAAGCCAGGCGATTGTAAACTTTCTCCAACTGGATTAGTTAATGTTAAAATTGTTGATCCAGCAATTAGAGCAACAGTTGCCAGTTTAAAAAATAAAGGTATTCCAGTATTTGTTTCTACAGGTAATGATTCAAACAGAAAACCAGTAGCATATCCAGCATGTATCACTGATACAGTTTCTGTTTCTACATTTCCAGTAGGAAATCATGATCAAAATACAGATTATTTTGGAGTATTACCAACAGGTAAGTTTAATTATGGCTCAGTGCTGTTTGGTTTAATTCCTCAAACAACATCTTCTGCAAATGTTGCTGTTGCAACACAATGGCAAAAAGGTCTGATCGTTACTGATAAAATAGTAAAAGTTACAGAATAAGTAGATGGAGTTATAATAAAATGAAAAAAATAATTATTGCTTTGTCTTTAGTGTTATCTAGCATTTCAGTTCCAACTTCTGCCTTAACTCAAATTCCAACTGATGCTCGTGTGGGCGATAGATGTGAAAAAGATCCAAAGGTTCCTGCTGCTTGGAAGAAATATCAAGACTTCACCTGGAACTATCCAGCCTGTCCAATTCCTTATAGATATGTCAGTGGGAAATTAACTTCTAAAACTCCTAAAACTGCTCAAAGTGATAGAGCAGAATTACTTGGTGCTGATCAATGCATGATCGCTAATTATTGGGGTTCGCAAAGAGGAAAACAGGCACGAGGTGAAATTTTAGGTCCTAATTACACTTTGCAATTTGTTCCATTCCAAACACCTGACTACAAAGTTAAATCCAATCCTCAAAAAGACTACAAAGACTGGATTAAAGCAATGGAAGATGTGATGAATAAGCAAAGTGATCTTCCATTTAATTTCAAGATTATTGTGCCAGATAAATATTTCATGATTCCAAATACTTTAAAATCATATGATGTTGGAGATCATTGGCTCTCAACTGGATCTACTTCTGGCCAGAATACGCACCCTGATGAAGCAATTCCAAATTACTTGAGATTGGTTCAAGATGTTGTTGCGGTTGCAGATCCTGCTATCGATTTTTCTAAGTCAAACCATATGTGGGTTGTAGGGCCTCCTAACACCAAAAGAAAAGACTTAATGAATTTTAATCTTTTTGATTCCACTATCCAGACACAAGAAAAACTTGTGAGACGACTTTATGTAACAGATCATCCATACAATTTTGATGTTGGAAGTCGTGAACAAAATAAAAAGAAATATGGAAACTGGGTAGCAAATTACAAATTTAATGGCTCAGGGGCATTAGGTCAAATGCACGAATGGGGACATTCTTCTGGCACGTTTACTACTTTCAATCAGGTATTTGGCCAACCAAATGAATCAATGAAGTGGTCAATCATGTTTGAGAAAGATAGCGACTGGTTGGCATTACACAAATGGATTCTACAAATGATTAGTGAAGATCAAGTTAGATGTGCCCCGAAAGACAAAGTGACTACTCATTGGCTAAAACCATCAACTATTAAAGGTGGTTATGAGAAATTACTGATGGTGCCACTTTCAGGTTCAGATTATATAGCCGTTGAATCAGTAAGGCCCTACGGTTACAGTTACAAGATTCCAAAGTGTCAACAAGGAGCACTTGTTTACGTTGCTTCAAGATATGGTCAAGGCTGGAATGAAAAAACTATTCACGTTCCTTCCACTACGCCAAAGAAGAAATGTCCTGGACAAAGTATTTCTGAAAAGGGAGCACTTATAAAAGGCGACAGCGTTAGTTATGGTGGTGTCAAGATAACTGTTGTTGAAGCAGGAGACTTTGGAGATGTAATAAAAATAGAACCAGGTAATTAAAAACAATGGCGTGTAACTCAGTTGGCAGAGTGCGAAACTGTTAATTTCGAAGTCGTAGGATCGAGACCTACCACGCCAGCCAAAGGGAGTATAGCCAAGTAGGTTAAGGCACCGAACTCATAATTCGGCTATCACAGGTTCAAGTCCTGTTACTCCCACGCCTCGATAGCACAGTGGCAGTGCGTCCGCCTTGTAAGCGGAAGGTCCTCAGTTCAATCCTGAGTCGAGGCTCGCAACACTAACAGAATAGGAAAGCAATTGATAATTGAATTAGAACCATGGGAATATGAACACGCCTATATGGTAGGTATGCGAAGATATACAGAAAATTGGAATAAGGTAGATGCTTCATACTACAATAGATCTAGTATGGAAGAAGATAGAAACGCTCAACCAGCATCAGCAATTTGTGAACTAGCAGTTGCTAAATATACAAACCAGTATTGGCATGCCTCAGTTTGGGACGGTAGAAAGCATAAGAAGTATAAAGATATGCCAGACGTAGGAACAAACATAGAAGTAAGAAGAGTAAGAACACAGTCTGGTCCAGCAGTGCGTGAAAAAGATCTTAATCGTGGTTTAATTATTTGGGGTGCAGAACTATCAGACTCAGAATATAGAACAGTTAATTTGTTGGGTTGGATAGAGGCTGAAAAAGGATATGAAATTGGTATTGATAGAAGTGGGTACAAGGTTATACCAAAAGAATTATTAAATAAAGATTGGTCAGAAGAAGAGTGAGTAAAGAAATACTTGATCCACTAAGTTTAGATTTTAACATCTGGTATAAATCTAAATCTGAATCTTTCTTGTATATAAATGAAAGATCTAGGGTTACTTCAAGATGGCTTTCTTATCAAGAAGGAATTAAAGATCAGTATACTGACAGTATTATAAAACCAATAAATTTATATGCTAGTAAACTATATCCAAAACCTAAACTATTAAGTATTAAAGGTAGTGAAGTAACGCTGCAACAAACAAATCATGCTGAAATATTTTTACTTCAAAAGGAAGATGGTTTGTATAGTTTAGATAGACCATGGATTAGACAGTACTACTTATCAGATCAAGAGCCTCCTGAGTTGCCCAAAGATTGTTTTACTGATGTTTTTAGATTTTATATGCCATGGCTTATTGATGAAGAAATTAAGGCTTTTATAGAGCAGCCAGAGGATTCTCCTTTTGTTATATATCCAAAAGTTATGAATTTTAAAAAAATACCTAAAGGTACAACAATGATTGAGACTGACTTTGTATACTTTCATTTTAAAGATAAAGGCAACCATATGGTTGACAATGAATTTGGTAAAATACCAAGGTATGCCCCAATGTATAACCTTAGATTTCAAGCAAGTGATATAATGATAGAGAGAGTAAGGAAGATGTATGAATAAAGTTCAGTTTTATCCTTTTAACGATAAGACAGCAATGTTTGCACCACAACCAGAACCAGCATCAAAATTTATTCCAGAGTGGTATAGACAACAACCAGGTTTTATAGGTGATGAATATAAAGATTTTATTTCTAAAGGTGGTAGTAGCGGAACCATAAAAAGATGTATGCCAATTTTTGATTTAATGACTGCTGGATACATTATTAAGTTTCCTATGGACGTGTACGTAGATGCTACCAACCCAGAAAAAATAACATGGAGTGTTCCTAATGAACTTAAATTTGTTGGTAATGACATGGTTGCAACACACACAGCAGAACAAATATCTAATTATCCTGTTGACGATAACGTGTATCATAAACAAATTTTTAGAATTTTACCATTTTGGTCTATCATGACACCAAAAGGATATAGTACTATATTTACTCATCCATTTCATCAAGATGCAGTTCCATTTAAAGCGTTTGAAGCATTTGTTGATACAGATAGGTTTGCATCAGATGGACACTTTTCTATGTATATTAAAAAAGATTTTAAGGGTATTATAAAGCAGGGTACGCCATTGATCCAGGCCATACCAGTCAAAAGAGAATCATGGGAATCAGAGTGTGTGGCATACTCAATCGGTAAAGATGAGATAGAAAAACAAAGACTAATGGTTAGAAGTAGTTTTAGAAATTCTTATAAAGAAAAGTTTAGACAAAAAAAAGAATATAAGTAATGAACGAACCGCTAAAAATATCTTTTACACCAGGTGGTGGAACTAACTATGAAGGTTTGTACACACCTCCAGAGCCTGCAATTAAACATGTTCCAGAGTGGTACAAAAGTTTAGCCAGACATGAAGTGTGGAATGATGACAAGTTTTTAAATCCAGTTAATAACATTGGTGGAGATGGTGCTAGAGTTGCAACAAAAATGTGTATGCCTTTTCTTGATTCTTTAACTGCTGGATATTTTTATTTATTAGAACATGATCTATTGGTAGAGTTAGACAAAAATGGAAAACCAAAATTATCTTGGGATAGTGAAGTTATGATTGTTGACAAAAGACCAACAATTGATTTGCCAGTACCAGATAACTGTCATCCAATACATTATGGATGGAGAATGAACTGGTATTACGAAACACCTCCAGGCTATTCTGTTTTAATTACTCATCCTATGAATAGACATGATTTACCATTTTATACTATGTCTGGTATTGTTGAATCTGATATTTGGGGCTTACCAGTATTTACGGCTTTCTTTTTAAAGAAAGGTTTTCAAGGAATAATAAAAAAGGGAACTCCAATATTTCAAATCTTGCCATTTAAAAGAGATAACTGGGAATTAGAGGTAGATGCAAGTATAAAAAAAATAGATGATCATGAGTTTAAGGCAGAGAATAGAAGGTCAATGTTGTATGGGTATTATAAAAAAACAGCATGGCGTAAAAAAATATTTGGCATTAAGGGAAAAGAAAATCAAGATGAGCAAGACTGATCTTCCAAATCCAATTGATGTAGTAATATATTCATATAAAAATAAAATGTTAAAGGAAGTTGTAGAAAATTTAT